TTCAGCTTAAGAATAACCTCCAGATCTGAGGTTGCTCTCGTAATAAAAGCTTAAAAATGTTCAAAGGGAGACAAATTTGTCTCCCTTTTTACGTTTGCTTGATTGATTCTGGATGTGTTTCCAGACTAGGTTATGCTCAGACGATGTCCGAGAACCACGTCCTGAAGTCGCCTGGAAAGTTAGCTGGGTCGTAGATCCAGAGACCTTCGCCGACGATGTGGAACTTTACGCACTGGAGTTCTCCGACGAGGATCGCGGAGGTGAGAGAGATGAAGCGTTCGCATGCAGGATAGACGACCAACGTGCCCTTCTGAGCTTGGAAGCCGAAGTTGTAGACTGGGAACTCTAGCTTTGCACCTAGAACCTGAGTCTTAACGTCAAACGGAGGTGACTCTTGGTAGTCCTTCAACCAGAGGATCCCGGTGAGGTCACGATCCTTGACCTTCAACCAACGCTTCCGCTTGAAGACCGCGTTCTCACAGTGAGGTTCTTCGGCCGGGTTTCCGTTGGTGATGGGAAACTGCTGAAAGACGAGGTGTTCCGTCCCTCGGTAGGTGAGTCCAAAGTGTTCTTCGATCTGAGGGATGAGGTGTTGAAACTTCTCAAAGATCGTGATCTCAGCTTCTGGGTGATATCTCTCGGTAGATTGAAGAGCTTCATCATCGTTCTTGAGAGGTTCTACTCGAACCTCCCTCGCGATCTGATCACATACATCTGGCTCGACGAGGTTCTGAAATACTAGAAAGGGTGATTTGTTTGTCATATGATCTATTTATTGAACTTACAATTGTCAAAGTGCCAAAGTAAAACTTACCTGTGATAATGTGTTGTTTGATGTACAGGTAAGTAGGTTTGAAGATCATTCAGGAACTTTCTCTGTCAACCTCATCAACATCGCTTTGATCTTGTTGAGATTCTTGAACACCGCAGAAGCATGCTTCTTGCGCTGTACTGGATCCTTGATTCTGTTCAGAAGAGCGATCGCGCGACGAGCAGCATCGTGCATCTTGAGGATGTCCTCGACGGTTACGTTCTCTGGGATCTCGGTTGCTTCGATAAGTTCATTGAATTTCATGTTATTCTTCCTCGACGACTTCGTCGTTCATGTCATAGATTTCACTCTCAGGGCGTTCTCCGTTCATCTTGTCAACGTCCTTGTAGACGATGACCGGGAGGCCTAGAGCTTGTAGCGCGTTGCGTCCTACCAAAACCTCGTACTTCATGCTAGAGCGATCATTCAGCGTGAACTCGATCTGGTTGATGCGGGTATCACGCATCGTCAGGTCAAGCTTGACTACCGGGCGGCGAACTGACTCTCCGATGCTCGCGTGACGAATCTTCACCGTCTTGAAGACCGGTACCTTGTAGGTGATGTCACCACGCTTAAACTTGACCCAGTTCCCCTCGACCTCGACGTGGTCGACGTGGAGAGAGCAGTACTTTGCCCCGGTGTCGATACGAGCTTCAACGTCCCCTGTGATGCGGTTGATCGAGACGATCTCGGTCTCACCGATGGTGTCTTGAGTGACGGCTGGTTCGGTCTTGGGAGCTTCATCCTGGACAGGTTCGATGACGGTCTCGTCACCAGCAGAAGGGGCGATCGCGTCTGCTTGAGCTTGCTTGGTAGCAGGAGCTCCGGTAACGTACTCGATGATGCTCTTAGCGAGATCCTTGTCAGGCCAGTTCTTCTGGATGTTCTCGAGACCCGGTGACCCGTTGACCTCGAGGACGATGATCTCCTTCTTGTCGGTGATCAGGTAGTCGATCGCGCAGAAGTTGCAACCGAACAGCTCGACGATGCGACGAGACACGGCGAGCTCATCTTCCGACGGCTCATACTTTTCGGTTTCTGAACCGAGGTGAGAGTTGGTGCGGAACTCGTCCTTAGACTTCGGCTGACCGCGAAGGTTCGCAGCGAGCATCTCGGTCCCACACATGATGATGCGAGCAGAGCGATCATGCTTGCAGAACTCTTGCAGCATGAAGTCGAGGCCTTCCTTGGAGAGGAGCTGAGCAACCGACACCAACGAGGAGCGGCTGTCAACCTTCATCACGCCGATGCCGTGGGTTCCGCGCAGAGTCTTGATGACGAACGGGTAGGTGATCTTCTTCTCTTCCTCGAGGACGTTTACGACCGCTTCGATCTCTCCGATCCCTTGGATCATGACGCTGTACGGAGTCTTGATGCCAGCAGAGTTCAGGATGATCTGAGTCATCAGCTTGTCATTGCAGAGCTCCATGCTCTCGGGAGTGTTCACGAGAAGAGCTCCCTGCTTTTGCAGACGCTTTAAGATGCCGATCTTGATGAGGACGTGGTACTCGTTGAGACGAGGGATGATCGCGGTCTCATGGTCAACCTTGATCTCGGTAAGCTTACGAGCTCCATCCTCGGTGGCAGGTTCGACGAAGTAAACGGCGCTCTTGAGGTCAAAGGTCTCCGGTGAGTTGCCGTGAAGCTCTTCTACCAAGACGGTCTTGGTGATGTCAAGGATCTGTGCTTCCAGACCGAGAGCCTCAGCAGCTTTCTTTAGGTTGACCGGAACGAAGTTCTTCGGCTCTGCCGTCACAACTATTATGCGTTTTATCATATCATTCCTGTCAGCCAATTGATGATCTTGCCATTTTTACGTTCAATGATTTCAATATCGCTTCCCTAGCGGGTGTGCGGTGTAAAATCTGTTGCATGACCAGCTTTCAAACCAGCTTTCTTCATCAAATCAGTTACTTTTGAATAATTTCTAGGTTTCTTGAGCAACTCATCATATAATTTAACATGAGCTGGATTTTTCTTATCTACTAAAGTATTGATTGCTTCAGTTGATTGATAGAAAAATATACCTGATTTAGCGGTCGTCGTAGTTAAAACTTCAATGAGCTTCATAGTTCACCCTTCTTGTTAAGTTCGATGTAAGCGGTTCTCTTGATCAGCAAGCAAGGTTTGTCGATCCAGATCTCGTGGTCACCGGTTCCCTTCGTGAAGGACTCGATCCTGACCGAGTGGAATCCGTTCGCTTCAGGTTCAAGCTTCTCGGCGAGGTAACGTTCGGTACTCGTCACGTGACGAGACAGCAGATCCTTGATGATCTTTGCTTGATCAGCCGACAGAGCTTCACCGTGAGAGAGGTTCTTCTCTAAGACTCGACGATCTTGTTGTAAGATCTTGTCGATCTGATCAAGACCCTTCTTGAACTGACCGAAGGTAGCAGGCTCGATCTTCTTGACCGGAGTATCGGTGATCTGTGCAAGTCCTTCTTGAACGTTCTGCAACCAGTCGGCGAATGACTTGTTGTCTACCTTGTCAAAGCCGATGCTCTTCTCCATGTCCTTGAAGCTACGGTAGAACGAGGCTTCAGGGGCGATCCCGATGCGAGTTCCATCAAGAGGGATCAAGACGTAGACGTCATCTCCGCCGAAGGTGCGATTATACTGCGTGTAAGCCTTGATGAAGCGTGATCTGCTCGGCATCTTTGACCACGCTGGAATGTCCTTGATCAGCTTGTCAACCCAGAAGCTGGAGCGCTCTTCGCGTAGCTCTGGAGAGACCAGCATGAAGTCAGCTCCCTTGTCCTGGCGAAAGAACGGCATCTGCTTCGCGATGTGGTGAGCATTCTTTGCCTTCCCCTTCAGGATCTCGAGGAACTTGCCCTCGGAGAGATCCTTTCGGTGTTCAGGTGCTGGTGCTTCCTCGATGAGAGATGCTAGTTTCACTTGGTGCTCTTCTTTGACTTGTTCGAGTAGTAAGTACCGGCGAGGCGTTGCATCGCTTCAGCTGGGGTAAGTGCCTTTTGGTTGAACTTCGCGTAAGGGTCAACCGATTCTTTTACTGACTCTCTAACTTCTGGTTCAGCGAGGTTGACTACAGGAGCAACCACCGGAACTTCTGCACCGGTTGGCATCGTGCTCTGTTCGGTCGAACCGTCTGGGTTGGTAACAGAGTGAGAGGTTGCATTGTTGACTTCCTGACAGACGATGTCAAGTTCCTTGTTGAGTTGATCCATGATCGCAAGCTTGTTCTCGTGAGAGATGACGATCGCGTTCAATGAACGAAGGTGACGGATCATCTCAGCCCAGTAAGCAAGAACGGCGATCTTTTCCTCATCGGTCCCGATGAAGTTTGGGGTGACCAGTGGGTGTTCATTTTCGAGCAGTGTATTCATCTTCTTCTTTCAAAGTTTTGCGTAAAATTCAGAGGAGCGTTCAGCTAACTTCAGTAACAGCTCGTCATCGATGGTCTTTCTAAACACTAGAGGGAGGTGATTCTCAACTCCCATCAGGATGACCATCTTCTCGATGTTCGTCCCGAACATCTCATTGTGAGCAGTAGCGTAGAAGGCACACTGCAACCAGTAGTCACCGATCTCATCCTTCGACTTAACTCGACTCGAGGTCTTGTAGTCGACTAGAGACATCTGGCCTTGGTAATCAGCGATCAAGTCACAGCGACCGGCGATGCCGAAGAGGTCAGAGTGGAGAACCACTTCTTGTCCATACACTCTATTTATCTTCCTCAACTCGAGACGGAGGCTGTTGAAGATCTTCACGTGGTCTGCTGGAAAAGAGTCAAGTTGAGGATCCTCATTTCGAAGGTACCTCTCCAACATCAGGTGAGTGTTCGTTCCTCGATCACATGCTGCTTGTGAGATCTGATCTGCTTTCTTGTTGCCTACTCTAGCTCTCCAAGCGTTCAAGACGCCGGCCTTCTCAGGTTCAAGAGTCCCACCCAACACCGTCGTGATGCTCGGGTACATCTTCTCATCCGAGATCATGTAAACTCTACCTACCCCAGGGAGGTTGGTCGTCTCGCAGTCTTGATACGCGAAGGTGTCTAGAGCAAGCTCAACCATTTACAGGCTTTGCTTGCAGATGAAGTTATAGTCCACCTTGGTGATTCCACACTTGTTCCAGAATGCTTTGTTCTCTTCGTAGGTAGTAGCAGCGTCATCATAACCCATCGCAGAAAGCTTGTTGTTGTCAGAAGCTGAGAGACCAGGTCCACCGCCGAACAAGAGAGCACTGATAGAAGAATTTTTGATCTCCGTCGCATCAGCAACCTTTGCAACTAGCTCTCTCTTACGTCCCGCCGCTTGATCCCAAGCAGATTCCTTGACTTCATCGTCATTGCTTAGGTCATGCTTGCTAGTACGGTCAGGTACGGCTGCAGCCATCAGTTCTTCAACGTCTCCTGAGATCATCAGGTAGCCGTCAGGGTTGCCCACGGCCTTCACCATCACGCTTGAACCGCGCGGAGAGAACACGAACTTCTTAGCAGGATCTTCGGTCTCATCACGCACAACCGTGACCGAGTGGTTGTTCAATCCCTTGATGAGCTTCTCGGTCTCCTCAGAGTCGAGAGTCATCGTGATCGCCTTCGAGGAGATCGTGAGGAGGTCCTTGTCGTTCTTGAAGGACCAGATGACCTTGTCCTCGGTGATGTTCAGCTTCATGTCTTCCTTTACTCCCTTGTCAGTTGACGGTTCTTTGTGGCCGTGTACTTCTGCCTTAGCAGTAGCTTCGTTCTCCTCGGCCTTCTTCTCGTAGTCTACCGCACGCTTGATGAACGTCTTCAGCGCGATCTTCATCGCGGCGTTCTTCTGCACGTGGCCTGCAGCTTCCTTGATTCCCTTGATGATCGCAGCACGGTACGGATTGCGAGCGAGAGCGATCTCAGGAACTCCGAGGTCAATGATCGCGTGGTACACCATCAGCTGAGCAGCGGTGGTAAAGCGACTCTCGATGGTAGTGCTGCTCTCCATCAGGGCGAGAGAGATCTCTTCACCGTAGTTGAGACTTTCACTGCCCTGGAACTGGCGATCAGCTGAGTCTTCCACGGGACCCTTCTCACCCTTTGGTCCGTAGACGCGTTGGTCAAGTGAAGACGATCCGTCGTTCTGTTCCTCCTCAGGCTTCTTCTCTTCACCCTCCTCATCAGGCCACTCGACGTCAACGATCTCAAACTCCTTGGAGAGCTCATTCAGAACTTCCTCGATGTCATCGACCTCTCCGAGCTTCACGGCGAGAGCCTTCTCGAAGGTCTCTGCTTGTTCGGCGTTGACGTAGACCTTGACGATCTTTCCGTCGTCGGTCTCGAGTCCGAAGGTCACGGTGTCTACCTCATCAAACTTCACCGAGCGGTCAAGCTTGTTGATGACGTCTTCTTCACCCTTGGCGAGTGACTCTGGATCTTCACCCATCGGAACGTTCGTGTTGGTTCCACCGTCGCTCTCGTTTAGGATCAGGTCACTCGCAGCCATCTTGTGGATGTTGCCGTGGTCGTCTCTGACGGTGATCTGGTTTCCTGAGATGCTCATGATCTCGAACGGAACACCGCGTTCATGTTTGCTCAAGTTCTTCTCCCACTTTGGGATGACGTGATCGCCGACCTTAAGGGCAGCTTCGAGGAGATTGAAGTCTCCAGCAAGTTTTTGTAGTGACTTAAACAGCATCTTTCTCTCCTTGAGAATCTTCTTTCTTCTTGGTAGGGTGTAAAAACTCAGGTGCAGTGAACTTCTTCGGCGCGAACTCCTTCACCTTCTTCTTGATCAGCTTTCCGTTGCGGATCGTGAAGCGACCCTTCTTCGTGAGCTGGTTCGTTGCCATCTTCTTGAGACGGTACAGTCCACCTAGATCATTGTTGAGGTTCTGTGAAGTGTCAGGGTGACCGGTCTGAGAGTTAGCAGAGTTTGGGGTAACGATCGCGTTGCTGCCAGAGGCAACTGCTCCGGTAGAGACTGCTCCTCCAGCGTCGGTCTCGTTCAGCTTCGCGAAGCTCACGATCCGCTGGGCTACCGCGTTGATCGGAGCGATCGAGATGAGGTTGGACAGCTTCCTGAGGTGAGGAATCAAGCAAGAACTTGGGTCACTCTGCATCATGAACATCAGAGCATCGTTGATCGCCTTCTGCTTCCCTGCGACGCTCGTGGAGTCCCACTTGTAGAGAGTTCGGATGATTCCACTAAAATAGCTGCTCTGCAGACCGAAGGTGTGTTGCAACAGCAGGATCGCACCGATCGCCTCGTTCCAGTTCACCGCGTCAGGTGCAGTCAGAGGAACTTTCATGATCTTCTGGATGCGAGAAGCAGCTACTTTTTTCGCATCCTTCGCCAGGATCTGAGCTTCTCCGTCCTTCATCCTTGACTTCACGTCAGCGTCACTCGAGTAGAACAGAGCACGCCCCCAGAAGTTCAGTTCACTCATCGTGGATGAGAACTTCGTCAGCTTCGAGTGGCCGTGGTCATTGATCAGCATCAGCCCCTTGAGGTCTTGAAGCTTGAGGAGCAACAAGGCAGTCACGTAGTTCGCAGCAAAGGCGTTGCGAACGTCGACCGCTGAAGCTCCCTTCAGCTTCCCGAGGTTCATTGACTCTTCAAGAGATGCTAGGAAGTTCTCCTTAACGTTGAGAGTTCCTACCTTGGCTCCCTTACCGATCTCGATCTCGATTTGCTTCTTGTCTGATGCGCTGTAACGCGTTAGAACTTTTACTTTCTTGGCTTGAGTAGGGGTAAGTTCTTGTTCACTCGTGCGAGATTGAAGGTGAGGTGCTAGAGTCATTCCACCGTCATCACCCACTTCCACGACGATCCAAGTCTTATTTTCGTAGTTGACCTCATCTCCAACCTTTGCAGGCCCTGAAGTATTTTGAAGTCGGTGTGCTCTTTCACTCATCTCTCTTCTCCGAACATCTGGTCTAGTTGGCTCTTGAAGAAGATCTCGACCAAGTCATACATGTCAGTAGCTCTGCGAACATCATTCAACATCTCGATGAGTTGTCTGCGTGCTTCTGCGAACACCATCAAGGTACGACGCTTGATCTCCTGGGTGTACTTGATCGTCTTTCCGTTCTTCAGGTTCAAGACGTAGTCATCGGCGTTTCCCTTGAAGGAGCTGAGAGCATCCTCGAGGTCATCGATCGCCGAGATGTAGATCGCTTGGATCTTGCGCCTGACCGCTCCGTAGTTCAGCTGGTTCAAGCTCTTGACGATCTTGGTGATCGTCTCTTCCTTGTCCTCGCCCTTGAACTTCTCGAGAACCTTCTTCGTCTGGTTAGGAACCTCAGCTCCCTCCATCCCGAAGAGCTGAACCGAGCGAAGACGGGCTTCTCCGACGATGCCTCCGCGAGCTTCGATCGGCATGTTCGGGTCAGCTGTGGTGATGCGGGTAGCGACGGACTTGCGAGCTTGGTAGTTGAACTTGTTGATCGCGGTGAAGACGTCCTTGTCGACTATCTTGAAGCGCTCACGCGTCTTCGGGTCGGAGAAGATGATCCCCTCGATACCCTGGTACGCGGTGTCATCATCCTCGATGCCGCGAAGTGACGGCTTCTGACGGTAGATGAGGTCAAGCAGCTTCGCCTTGATGGGAAGCTTGTAGTCATTCATGATCTTGTCTTGAACTTCCTTGCGCTCATCGGACAGTTCACGAGAACGATCCTTGAGCAGCTCAAAGTTCGTGAGGTCACGACCCTCTGCACGGGCTACGTCATTTTCCTTCCTGAGGAAGGCCTTGAGGTCACCGAGCTCCTTGGCAAAGTTTACCTTCTTGATCTCGTTCGACGGAACGATGTCGGAGACGGTGAACTTCCACTCGGAGACGGTAGGAACTCTGACGATCGTGATGCCGTCGGTGGTGTCGGAGATCGCGGTCTTCACGGTGAACGAGTTGTCACCGATCATCTTCATGATCTCCTTGAGCTTCTTCTGGTCAGGTTCTACCGAAGGGTCATCCCCCGGCAGCATCTCCAGAAGAGCGATGTAGTTGAGTCCGTCCTTGCCGTAGAGCACGGTGTTCGGCTGTGGCCCGTAGAGGATCTCGAGGTTGATCGACTCGCCTGGGACGAGGATCTGCATGAAGTAACCCTCTGCCTTGTCGAGGACTGCGTGAGCAGTTCTGAACCCGTCATAGGCTGAGTTGCGGGGAAAGTCAGATTCCTTGTAGAATCGACGTCCACCCTTTTGTTCACGTGAGGTAAAGAGGTCACCGTTCTCGTCGAGGCCGACGCGAAGGTTCGCACCGTCCAGCTTCTGGACAGCTTCAAGCTCATGGAGCTTCTCGATGACTCGGAGGAAGGCTTCAACGTCGAGATCTTCCAGGTGGGAGATCCCGAAGTCAGAGGAACCTTCAGCGAGGAAGGTTCGGGAAGAGTAGGTCTTAAAGTTTAGCTTCATCTAGTTTAAACCAAGAGATTTCATACTCTATTTATGTTTTAGAGTAAAGCTAAACCTCAAGTGACGTTAAGCAGCAGGCTGTGCTTCAGCTAACTGTGCTTCAGCTAACTTCTTCGCAGCTTCGATCTTCGCAGCTTCAAACGCGGTAAAGCGAACTTCTAGTTCTGATCGAAGTCCGCGCAGTGCAGCTTCTGTCTTGAATACTTCACGGCGCTGAGCAGCTAGTTCAACGTTCCAATCAGAGTGCATTCTGATGAACTCTTTGATCGGGGCTGGTAGCTCACTCAGTTGGTAAGTCGTGTCGTTGAAGCTAACTGTTTCTGGTACTTGTGCTTGTTCCATTATTTTCTCCTGTGGTTATACTTGAAATGGTAGACTATTTACATCAAGGCGAGGTGACTTTGGGCCACTCGGTGACGGCTGATTGTCTATTGTTGCCGATCCCACATCTCCGTCAGATTTCTTCTTGATGTATGAACCGATTGACTTCGTCATGCGAGCTTGACCTGGTTCTTCCTCGAGGTTCTCCAGGCAGAGGTTCTTCTGGTTGAACTTGAGCATGTAGAAGTTACCTACTCCGTTCGATGAGCGAGTCTTCAGCAGCTTGAACATCATCTCTCCGCGAGCTTTCATCTGGTCATTCTGGATGATCGCCACGAGGTTGTCGGTCGTGTTGATCTTCGAGATACCGCCGGCGATGTTTGCCTGGCCGATGTCTTGGATGTTCTCGATCTGCAACGCGCTGCGGTTCAACTGGGAGGCAGTGATCATCATGAGGTTAAACTCATTGGCGATCGACCGAAGCTCCTCGGAGATGAACTTGTCTCGGATGAAGGTGTTCTCAGCCGAGATCTGCTGCACTGAGCACATCAGGTCAAGGTAGTCCACGACGATGAAGTCTGGGAGGTACCCGTTGACGATCTCAAACTCCTTGAGGTAAGCTCGGATGTGGTTAGCGTTGGTAGAGGACTCGGGCATCCGCTTGATGTGCAGAGCTCCGTGGTTCTCCTTCTGTTGGTTGATCTTCACCGTGGCTTGAGTGATGTTTCTCAGCAGCTCCATCTGGTTCAACCCAGAGAACATCGAGTCAAAGCGCTTGGCGACTACCTCTTCTGCCAGTTCTAGAGTGATGAACACTCCGTTGAGGTGCTGCTTCAGGAGGTTCTTAGCGAGGTTCCCCATCGTCAGAGACTTCCCGACGCCTGGGGGTGCTGCGAAGATGATCATCTCCTTGCGGTTGAGACCTCCGCCGAGGTACTCATCTAGCTTGAACCAACCGGTAGAGACCGCGTTGTTGATGGTCAGCAGACGCAGACGAGCTTCAGGGTCACTGAAGTAGTCCAAGCCGACGTTGCGAGTCAGACCGACCGTGATGGCATCCTTGATGAGCTTCTCGATCTCT